TTCATTGTTGCTCCTGTCTGTCGGGTCCAGGCGTGGGCCTGGGTCTACCGAATCAGTCGGGCAGTGTCAATCTTTGGCTTTCTTGCCGATGATTGGCTGGACGGGCTGGCCGGATTTGGCGGCGATGCCGTTGCCGATTGCGTATCCGATAATGGCGCTGACGAGGCCGATACCGGCATCCTGGCTGATCGAGTCGGTGACCATGAGGATCGTGATGCAAATCAGGCCGACGAGGGCGATCAATGCTTTCGACGGGTTGGTGATGTTCACTTGGGCTCCAGGGCTTTCGCAATGTCATCGAGGATTGCGGTGAACGTGGCGTCCACCCTGTCGGGGCTAGATGCCATGGTAGGGCTTATCTCGTAGTGAGTCCACTGGCCTCCGGTGCCGATGGTCGGTTGGCTGTAGACGCGCCAGCCGGAGAGCTTGCCGCCGGTGTCGCGGTTACAGCGATACGCGGCCCCGAAACCGCGGGTCGCGATCCAATGGCCTTGGTAGTCATGGATTGCTTCGACCCCAAGGCGGTCGCGGAACGCGTAAAGAAAGTCGATGGCTTCTTTGATCTGTTTGGGTGTTCCGCCGAGGTCGCAGGCGCGGCCGGTCGCGTGGACTGATAGGCCGGTTCCGCCACGAACCGGCCGGTTAGCGTAGATGCCGAGCGATTTCATGCCAAACAGAAACACCATCAGGTCCTGAAACCGTTTAGTGCCTGCTCGAGCACTTTTCGCCGGGTCGGTCGCTCCAGTGTAGGGCCTCATGCCGGATATGGATAGCGGGCCCTGATTTCAGCGACCTTGTCAAGCCATTCTTGCTCGGTGTTCTCGCCACGTTGCCAGCCGAAATAGAGCGGATCGGCTTCGGTTTGGTACGCACCCAAACGGAGCACCTTTTGGTCGGCTGTCAGCTCAGCGGCTTTTTCAGCATCGGATCGGGTGTTGGCTGCAATTTCTTCTGGGGTGAGTTCTCGTTCCAGTGTTTCGCCTGTTGAGGCGTCAACGAAAATTCCTTTGCTCATGTCAGACCTCGTATCCATAGATGGCAATGGTGCCGGTGAAGGTGTCGGACGGATCTGGGATGATTGAGATGCCGTCGAACACTGTGGTGTCGTCGAAAATGCCGTCCCATTTGAAAGTGTTCAGGCCGGTTGATGTGCCGCCGTTGCCCGTGAATTGGGCTTGGTAGCCGGTGATTGAGCTGAGTTGTGGACGGTAAATGTTGATGGTTGCCATAGATAGGCCGACGTCTCTGAACGTGCCGAATCGGCCGTATGTTTGGCCGGTCGCCAATGCTGCTGCGACTGTCGTTGAACTACCGCTCATTTGCTGATGTGCGTAATCGGCGGTTGAGTTATCGGTTCCACCAGTGCGGAAACGCAGATAGGCGTTGGCGGCCGAAGGTGACGTGGTGCCTTCAATGACCATCAAATAGTTGCGGTATGTCGAGGTGAACACGTTGTCGAATGACACGCTCGACGCTGAGCTGGCCGCTGTCGAGGTAATGAGGACGAGGCCTCCACCTGCCGCTGCCGCCCATTTCAAGCCTGTGGTTTCGGCTGAATCGGCGGTCAATACGTAGCCGTTTGTTCCTACGGCAAGGCGGGCTGGGGTGTTGTCGGCGGTTGCGCTGATGAGATCGCCCTTGGCGTCCACGATCGAGTTTTGGATTGCGTTGGGATCGTCCAGCGATACCCATGCCGCGCCGGTGTAGACCTCGACGACGTTGCTGTCGGCCAAGTAGCTGACCATACCCTCGGAAGGTGTTGGAAGGGCGGTGGTGCGGGCCGTGGCAGTGGCGAACACCATGACGGCCTGTTCCATCAGGTACGTGTTGACGTCGGCGGCGGTCAGGATGTCGCCGTCAACCCATGTTTTGTAGCCTGCTCCGGCCATGTATGTCTCCTAAAGGGTGTTTGTGCCCAAGATACCGAGTTCGGGTGAACCAAGTACGAAGGCGGTCGATAGAGGGTATGCGGTGCTGAATGTGGTTATCCAGCGGTCCGGGGTGATGTCGTGCTGATGGCCCTGGATGGTGAGCCGGAGGGTGATTGAGGTACCACCGGCCATGGTTTTGGTGACGATGATCGGGTCGCCGACCTCAAGCGCCAAGGCTGGTTCGACGCGGGTGGAATCGGATGACAAGTCGAGTGTGAGGCTGTCGATTCGGACGCGCAGCTGTTTCCTGTAATTGAGGATGCGGTTGGCTTGCTGGAGAGCCAGGGCGTTAGTTTCCATCATCAAGCCGGATCGACTGTATGACCGCAGGAAGTATTCGTCGATGGAAACGGTGTCGTCGGCGGTTTGTGGCGAGCCGGATAGTCGGGTCAAGGTGACGCTGTTGGCAAGTTCGGTTTCGTCGTAGGACAGGTCGACGGCTTGGTATTGGATGTTGGTGCCGGTGTCGTCAAATTGGTAGGCGGTTCCGGCGGCGCGGGTCGACAGCGTGTTCCGGGACAGGTAGGTAGGTTTGCCGGTTGGGTCGATGTAGAACGCGCCAAGGTCGCTGTTCTCGATGGTTTGGATCGCCTCAAGAACGGAGCGTTCATCGCCGGGATCGTTCTCAAGCTCGGTGTCGCCAAGGTCGATCGCTCGGACGGTTTGCGGCCAGTCGATCTCGTCAAGGATGAGGTCGATGCGTTCGCCCGGTAGGTCCTTGTTGGCGGCGCCGGTCACCGTCGTGATGTTGGCGAGGGCGAGAAGCCGGAAGGCGTCGACGGCGCGGATCGTGACCAGGGCGTAGTCAACGGATGGGTCGGCCCATTCATAATCCCATGACCAGATGTAACCGGAATACAGGAAGTATTCGGTGTTCTGATAGTTCGTGACGACCTGTACCTGCCGCATCGGTTTGATGTTCGGGTAATACGGCGAATTGCTGTTGGCAGGGTTCCAGTCGCCCGTGAAATCTTGGAACTGGATAACGGCTTCGCCGGGTAGGTATTCCTCAAACATTCGGTCGCGGCCATGCCGAATCGAGATTTGTTGGACGGTCTCGGTTACGTCGATGACCTGGATTGCAGACGAGCCGAGGATGTTTGTGCCAAGTTCGCCGTCGACGGTGCCGAGCTGGAATACGTTGCCAAACGTGACGCCGGTACCGAGCCGAATTCGGACGCTTGGGATGCAGGGCAGGGTCATCGGTTGGTGTAGACGAGGCCGGCGCCGTTGCGCTGGGCGTTGACGAGGCCGGATCGGACTGTTTCAATGAGGTCGCGTTCGGCGATGACGGAGCCTGCGACGTTGATGTTGATGCCGTAAGCGCCGGCGATTGGGCGGGCAGGCGACGGTTTCGGTGTCTTGTTACCACCGCCACCGGGCGAGGGCGCGAATGGTGGCAGGCCAGGTCTCACAGGCGTCGGCGTGACCGGGGTGCCGCCGAACACTTTAGCAATGATTTGTGCTTGTCGAGTTCGGGCCAGGTTGTTGAGAATTGACTCGATCTGGTCAATGTTGGCGTTCGCCAGGGAAGCGATGATGTCGGTCTTTTTGTCGGGTGGGATGGAGTTCAATCCTGCAACGTATTCGGCCGCCTTGATGCGGGCCCGATCGAGAGCTGCTTCGGATTGACGCAACGCCGCCGGTGTGGCTTCGGCGAATGCTCGCAGTGCGGCAGCGCGCACGTCCTCAATGCTGTCGAGCAGGTTTCGCCAAGCTTCGCGTTCGTTGACTTCGCCCTTGAGTTCCGTGAGCGCCTGGTCGGCGTCGGTGAGCGAGTCAGTGAGTTCGTCGACGCCGCCGCGGGCGATAATCATTTGGCGGTAGCCGTCTTTCCAGGCCGCCTCGAGGCGGCCGGTTTCCAGGGTGTTGACCTTGACTTCCTCGGTGAACATCCCGAACGCTTGGAAAATGCGTTTGGCGAGCTCGATGCCGGTTCGCATTTGGATGTTGTTATTGCTGGCTTGTTCGGCGTAGGACGAGTTGGCGTCGGCACCCTTGAACGTTACTTCGGCGACTTGGCCCATTACCTTGAGGAATGGCACCGCGGCTTGAGTGGCACTAGTAAAGGCTGGGACGAGGTTCTCGCCGAGGGTGAGCACCAGGTCATCGAGGGCGTCGCCGAGGGCGTCTTGGGCCGCGCGCAAATCTTTGGCCTTGCGTATTTCGTCCTCGTCGATGACCTTGGCGCCGGATACGTCGTCTAGGGCGGTCTTGAGGTTGCCTGCGCCCATTTCGACTAGTTCGGACAGTTCGGTCCATGATTTACCTAGAAGTTGGGTTGCGAGGCGGGCCCGTTTGGCTGGGTCGTCCACCTTGCGGAGCGCGTCGATTGTCTTGAGGAATGTGGCGTTGACGTCGGTGGCGCCTGATGAGGTTCGGACGATTTCGACGCCTAGTTCGCTGAAGCCTTTGGCGTTGTCGCCGACCGCTCGGTTCAGACGGTTGAACGCGGTGAGCAGGGTGTTGGATTCGACGCCGATGTCGCCTGCAATTTCGATCCAGCGGGAGGCGTCCTCGGCTGCGAGGCCGGTGGAGTTTGCAAATTTGTCGACCTCAAGGGCTAGGGCTTGGAATTCGCCGACGGCCTTGACGGCGAAACCTGCGATCGCAGCTCCGGCTCCGAGGGCCATGGCTCCGGCGTTGGCTTTGATCGCGTCAAACGCGGCGGTACCTCCGGCCTTGAATTTGCCCATGGCGGTGTCAGCTTGGCCGACCTGGGTCTTGAAATTGTTGAATGCGCCTTGGGCTGATTTGAGCCCTTGGTCGACGAATTCGGTGACGATGGGAATGTTGATTGCCATGTCACACGCTCCTGTAGGTGTTCTTGAGGTCGCGGTTCATGATGTCCTCGACACGTCGGATGACAGGCATCATGTTTCGTTGGATTTCGTCTAGTTGGCTTTCGGCGGTGCGCCACATGAAGCGTGAGGGTGCGCCGAGGCGTGCGGTGAGGGCTGGCGCGAAATTGGGTCGTTGACGCAATTCGGGTGCTCGAGATGCGTTTCCGCCTGCTCGGCCGGCCATGTCAACGATCGCAGTGGGTGCGTCCTTGGTAGTGACTCGCACGACATTCGTAACGATTCGGCCGGGCCGGTCGACGTACTTGCGCGGCTTACGGGTGTCGAGCTTGACAGCCACTTTCTTGCGGTTGTTCCAGCCTGTTCGGCCGTTATGTTTCATGCCGGAAAGCGGTGCGCCACCTGGGATTTCCTGGTTGATTGCATCGGCCAAGGGTTGGACGACGTTGCGTATGTCCTTGCGGATTTCCTTAGACAGTTCTTTGTCCAGTTTGTTGAGGTCGCGGAGCGTTTCTTTCAGGCCGGTGACTTGGGCTTTCATGTCGCTCCTTTCTCGTCCTCCTCCAGCAATAGTTTCACCATTTCGGCCACGATGGAATGAGGGCTGTCCAGCAGTTCTCGAGGTGAGATGCCGGTGCGAAGTGAAACGGATGCTATGAGTCTGGTTGCTTGTCCTTGGTTTTCGCTTTTGGGATGAAATCCACGTCGCCTAATTGCTCAATAAAGCCGGGCCATGCCTTGCAGGGCACCTTGGCCTTGAGGCAGGCCTGGTAGGCCAAATAGGCGATTTGCTTGAACTTGACATCCCGGATCATGGTTTCCATGGCCTCGCCTGGGTGGTGATCCTCCCAGGCGCAGGCCACGGCATAGGTGACGGGTACTTCGTGCTCGTTGTCGTTGTCGAGCGTGATCTTGAGGTTCCAGCCAATCATGTCGGGCTCCTAACTGGTTGGGGTTGGTCAGGTGATGTCGCGGGCCCAGGTTCCGCCCACGAACGATACGTTCACCATCGACAGTTCGCCGACGGTGCCGACGATCGGGGTGAAGGTCGACAGGTGGGCGCCGGTGATCGTGTATTCGGGGTTGGTGGCCGATTCGGTGGTTCCGTTGGGCGAGATGACGAGGGTGACCGTGTCGTCGCCGCAGACGTCGAACAGCGTGGCCTCAACCTCGCTAGAGCCGTAGCTGTTGAACATTTCGAGGGTTACGTCGACGGACTGGAGGCCCTTCGTGTAGGCGCGGCCGGTGGCGCCCATGGCGGTCACCTCGAGCTGGTCGAAACCGACGGTGAGGGTGACGGACCGAACCTGGTCCGACAGGTCGACGGCTCCGATTGCGACGGAGGCGTTGGACAGGACGATGGTGGATGTAGCCAAGGTTTTCTCCTAGGTGGTGTGGGCGCCGTAGCGCGAGGTTAGGTCGTAGGCGGGCAGTTCTTGGGTTCCGATCTGTGCCAACGATGGGGTTCCGGCGACGATCGCGAGCGACCGGCGTTGGATGAGAATGTCGACCGCTGTGAAAATCCAGTCGAGCGCGTCAAGGTTGCCTGGCGGTGCGCCGAGCACTCGGAGCGTCCAGGTCAGATCAAGCACTTTGGGGGTGACGGCGGTAATGGTCGGCAGCTCGACGAACACGGTCAATGGGCGGGCGTTGCGCGGGTCGGTGACCGGGACGTAGCCCGCCGCGGTGATCTCGGCCGTGAGAGCGTTCCTAACGTCGTTGAGAGGGCCGACGGCGGTCATTAGGCCACCTGGCTACGGTTGACACCCAAGAGCTTGTGGATGTCGCCCATGGACATGGCGGGCTGGGTGGTGTCCATCACGTCGAACGATTGGAAGCCGTCGATTGAGCCTCGACGCCGGTACATGGCCGCGGCGAATAGGGTGGTGCCGAGGGTGACGTCACCGCCGGGGCTGGTGGTGAGGCTGTCGCGGTAACCGGCCTCTTGGCGTTTCCGGTAGGCCCAGGCGTTCGCCGCGCTGACGCAGGTGGTGATGAACGCGGTGTCGTTTGCTGATGCGGTCGCGATGCCGAGAAACTCGGTCACGTTGCTCGAAGTAATCCAAGTGCAGGTCGGCGACCAGGTGAGAGTGCCGAATGGGTCGACGGCGTAGCGTTCTACGTCGTCGCCCGCGTCGATCACGAGCAACTGGTTGAGGATGATCTGGTCGTAGTCGTAGATGAAGTCGCCTTCGTCGTCGACCCCGACGAGCAAGGCCGTGGGAACGGCGACGACGGTGTAGGTGCCGTCGAAGCCGTTCCCGACGCCTGCAACGGTCACGGATTGCCCGACAGTGACATCCGTGGCGGTGAGGGTCTGAACTACGGCAACGCCTTCCAG